AGAAAAAAGACATGTCACATGACATGTCTTTTTTCTTTTACCGTCAGCCATCTTATGACCAGCAGCGGGCCTGGCTGCCCAGCCACCGCATTTGAAGGAGCTACGCGACGAGCAAATGCGTTTGTGGCGAGGCGTATCGACGAGCTGATGTAATCAGCTTGTCGATTGAGGATAGATTCTACAATTATGGAATCAAATCGGCAGCGGCAACTTCTTAATGAAGTATTGCTGCAGGGAGTATTTTTGGAGGGATAGATAGCCATGCTTGAAGGAGCAGAGCGACGCGCAAGCATGTGTCAGGCTTTCTACCTTATTTTTTCTATTCGCGAGAGTATATCGTTTCAGTCAGCAGCAATTTTCCTGTGCCCAAAGGGCACGACGCAAATTTCGCATGGAACCAGTACGAAACTGCGGTAAAATTTGTCAGAGAGTAACATTTTGTTACGTACCCTTGTTTCTATGGTTCCAAATGCTCATTCGCTAAAATTGCTATTCCCTACACGATATACATCTCGCTCAATTTACCAGAGTTCTATGTGTGACAGCCAATCAGCATCCTCCTGCGTACTCACTTCTTGGATGCGCACGCAAGAATGCAACACTTCGATGATTCCGGACACTTATTCGCTGAAATTGCTCTTCCTTGCACGATATATCCCTCGCTCAGTTTACTATGATAACAGCCATCTTACATATTATTAACACTTTGTCAACAGCGTCAAAATTGCATCTGTCGACGTTTAAGGCTGTTTGTGTTATAATATAGAGCATTGTAAATAAAAACCGCTAAACCCTAGTATTTATGGGATTTAGCGGTTCTTTTTTTATTGATTGAGTTCAAAATGAGTTCCAAAAATTAAAATTCGCTATTTTGGGGCAAGTTATCCACAGTTATGCTCTCTAATTTGTCGACAGCTTTTCTATTAGCTTCAGGCATCATGTGAGCATAAAATTTGAAGGTTGTGTTTGTATCTGCGTGACCAATCTGTTCAGCGACTGCCAAAATATCTCCGGTAGCTGCGTAAAGCATTGAAGCATAGCTGTGCCGGAGAATGTGAGGACTAATTCTTGGCAAGCCTAACTTAGTACAGTGATATTGCATATATGTTCTGATAGCCGACGGTTTTATGCCATCAAAGATATAATCTTCTGGTTTAGCCTTATAAAGCGTGCCTATGTAGTCTATGATTTGATTATAGAGGTATTTCGGTATTTCAACATCACGCACGGAGCTTCTTGTTTTTGGTGTGCTAATGACAAATTCATCTTTATTGTGTATCCTCATCAGTGATTTATTAACATGAATTTTATAGGGCGATATATCCTCGATTTTCAGTGCCATAACTTCACCTATGCGCAAGCCTGCCCAAAAGATGATATTGAACAGTACTCTATGTGAAGCTATCTTAATATCGTCATAGAAAATCTTATACTGTTCTACTGTCCATAATTTCGCACGTGTATCGTTGGAATATGGCTTTACCCTGTCAGTAAGAGTGACAGGGTTATTTTTTGTCCCGCAATTTCTTTTAGAGAATTCAAAGACCTGGCTTAATTCTGAACGTATCTGATTTAGCAGTCTGCTTGAAAGCCGTTCTTTTTTTGATTTCTCATTTTGAATGGCAAGCCAGCGCATAACTTGAAGCGGAGTAACCTTATCTATGTTCATATTCCCAAAGAAAGGGAGGACGTAATATTTTAATGCCTGGTTTTTCTTGTCGACAGTCGACTGCTTTAATTCTCCTAGCTTCAATTTGCTGTCCAGCTCTTGCTGGTATGCTGCAATAACTTCGCTAAATTTCGGATCATGTGTATGAGTTTTGTTTCTCATGTCGCTTTCGTATTTTTCAGCATCACGCTTTTTATCAAAACCTCTTTTGGTTGTATGTTTTCTTACGCCTTGCCAATCTTTATACCAAAAAGCACAGTCCCATTTTCCTGTTTTAAGATTTTTTGTTACTGTCATGTTCTGCAGCTCCTTTCATGTAATTTTTTGCCAAAAACGCTAAAAATTCTCTTTAGTATTTAGCTTATAAGCGACTTTTCAAGGCTTCTGCTTATATTTATATTAGTAAAAATTAAATGCTCATATAAGCTAAATATGAAGCTCTGATAAGATTTTTAATCTATAAAAATAGTGATATAAACTGTATAAAAACACTGGCTTGAAAAGCAACCTGAAATTTTATGTTCAGACTGTTTTTTAAGCCTTTTTTATTTCAAAAAGCATAAAAGCAGACCATTTCTGGTCTGCTGATTTATTTTATCGACTGCGTACTGCTATATGCTTGTTTGAATTTGTCGTTTGCTTCCTTGACTTTAGCAGCCGAATTTTTCCAATCTGCAAGCCAGGTGTTTTTGTCTAGTGATGGCTTGTCTTTTACTCGTGCCGTTACATCCAAAAAGTTTATTACGCAAGAAATATATGTATCTGTCAATATTGCAATATAAGAATCTTTTGCCTTGGAATCATTTTGCAGTTTTTCTTTTAGCTCTTGCAATTTAGGTTTGGTATATATTGCTAAATCTGCTCCTGCAATATCTTTTGCATTTTCCGGATATGTTTTCATGACATTTTCAAATTTAGGGAAAAAGTCATCTTTTAAGATGGATTTCGCTGTTACAAAATAATTGTCATTGATGTACTTTGCGTCTGTTGCTTTCGATGCTTCACAAAATGGCAAGCCAGCAAACACAAAAATCGTAGTAAGAATAAGAAATATGTTTCTCATTTTTATAGCCTCCTAAAACGGACGGCAACGCTGGCAAGGTGTATAGCCTGATGCTTTAGCTTCAGCTAATGAATCTATGTAAAGTTTACTGCCACCGCTCATTTTTGGTACGAATCTGCAAGTGTTTGTGTGTATCTTGCCAGTGTTGCGATTAGCTACATAAGCTTCTGCGGACAGCGTGAATGTTCCGATGCAAAAAATAGTTATTAGTGCTATGATTATTCTTTTCATTGATGCTGACTTCCTTTATTGTTTGTTAAGCAAATTCGATATTATAGCACATGGTTCCTCGTATTCCGAAAGGCGTATAATGTACGGCGTTGCTCGTCCTTCTTTAAAGATATGCAATCCACCGTCACCGTCAGAAATAGAGAACAGCTTGGAGATTGGGAAAGCAAAAGCTTTTGAGCTGCCTAAAAATCCTATACGCATATTGCTTATCCAAAAGATGCCCCATGAATCAGAAGTCCAAAAAGAGGAAGTTTTTCTTGATACACTCATAGAGCCTACATGATAGCGAACGCCTTTACAGATGCGTATAGATGCAGATGGTCCGGAATAATTAATTTTTTTGGTAACAGTTTTCATTTTCATCATATCTGCGTATGCTGAATAATGAAGTATCTCGCCATCCTTATATATGATCTGAACATCATTTTTATCATAGATTGGTAATTTATCGTTAACTGTGATGTCATATAGGGTTCTGTTTAGTTCTATTTTTCCATTCCAGTATTTTACTTCTTTAGGAGTGAGATGTTCGCATACAAGCAAATACTTGCTAAATTTCTGTGCTTCATCTTCTGTTACTATTCCGTCCTGCATTATATTAGACCATATGTTATTACAAGCCATGGATTGAGCTTCAGCAAGTTGCTCATCTGTAATATGTTTTTCCTTTATGAAATTATACATATTGGTAAGCTGTGTTTTGTCTTCGTATTCATCTTTCATGGCTACAGTTGTTAGCATTTTCGTATATTCTTGAATATCCTCTTTTGATGCTTTGCGTGAAAACCACCCGAACATTAATACCGACTCCTTTCGATACATACGAAAAAGAGGACGGACATATGCGCCCTCTTATCGCTGTAGTTCTTCTACAAATGGCTCCCTAAAAGTAATCTCCCTAACATCAAGTTGAATCATTAAGTCCGTATTTTACAGTTTCAGCTTGCTTTTTTGCAACCAGTTGGTTGGCAATTTCTATGCAGAGTAGCAGGAAATACACATGCTCTGTTGGTAATTGTCGAATCAGCTGTGCATACTCGTTAGTGGTATGACATCGACTTCGTTTTAACCTCCTTCCTTTAGATTGCAAGGTATTATGCCATGCTGGCGAAGGGGAAGTCAGGCCTTGCCTTTGCCTTGCAACAGCCCTTTTATAATTTGCTCAATAGCCATCTTTTGGGTGTCATCGAGCTTCTGAATCTGTTTAGCAATCTCAATAGCTTGTTCATCGAGAAGCTGGGCGTTGAGCTGCTGCTTTACTGCTTCGGTGTCTATGCCTAGGTCATGAGCTTGCTGCTTCGTTATACCTAAAGCATATTCAGTGTCATCATAAAAATATGCAACAGGAACATTAAAGTAATTAGCAATAGCTTGAATGGTTTTAGCTTGCGGTGTGTATTTGCCCTGCTTCCAATAAGTTAAGCTTGGTGCACTAATGCCTGTTTCTTTTGCTAATCTTGAAGCACTGATACCGTGTTGCTTCAGCAGTAATGCAAGTTTTTCGTACATGTAAAACTCTCCAAAAAATCCTAAAAAAATTTCATTAAACTACTTTACAAAAACACTTTAAAGTAGTATAATAATTATAGTAAGTTAATATTTAAATTAAAGCACTTTAAATCAGTGCTAGTGTTAAATTACTTTAATATAATTCTATCACAGTAGATTATTTTATGCAAGGAAAGGAGCGAAAAATGTATAGTAAATTCGAGAAATTAATGCTCGAAAAGGGTTTGTCGGCTAATAGGATTGCTAAAGAGGCAGGAATTAACGCTCCGTCGCTTACCTATTGGAAACAAGGCAAATATACTCCGAGTTTAAAGACATTACAAAAACTCGCCGAATACTTCGGCGTAAGCGTTGATTACTTTTTGGAAGCGTAAAGGAGGGAAGAAGAGATGTATAAATGTAAAGACTGGGTAGTTGTTTTTCAAAACTTGGAAACTGGCAAGGTAAAACTTGATACGTTTACTGAGAAAAATGAAACTGAAGCATGTAAATGCTTTTGGGCTTGCTATCGTCATGGAAATTACAAAATCTTGACGGTTGTAGAAAAGCCGGAAATTGCTACAAAGGAGTGAAAAAGATGAAAAAGGTATTGCTATGCATTATCTTTGCATGGTGTTGCTTAAGCTTGATTGGCGGATTTTCGGACAGCCAGGTGCAAAGGCACACAATTACGCACATTGTACAAGAAGGCGAAACCATGTATGGAATCGCTGACAAGTATTTCCTGCTTAACAAAACAAGGATTTGTTTTGACGAGTTTTGGTATAACGTGAGCAAAGACAACAAGCACCTGACCGCCAACCGCCGTTATCTCCAGCCTGGAGATGTGGTCACTGTTAATTACTACACAGTGAAAAATCAATGATGGCAGATTTATAACGATTGGTTAACTGCCATACTGGTATTATACCATAAAGGAGTTTTTTAAGATGTCTGAAACTCAAACTAATATATACAAAACAGCTAGAGAATATGCAGGTTTGAACCGCATTAAGGCGGCAGAAAAACTAGGGATTTCTTCTAGCTGCTTGAAAGACTATGAGATTGACTGGCGGCAATGCCCTGATGTTATTGCACTAGCAATGTCAAAACTCTACCGTACACCGTGGTTACGTGTACAGCACCTGCAAAGAAATGTAGTGTTTTGCGACGTTTTTGGACTTATTCCTCCTGTTGATGATTTAGCAGTGAATATGTTAAGGGCGCAAAAAGAAGTCGGTGAAGTGGTTGAGTTGTTTCCGCAAATGGTAGCGAAAACGGTACAAAAAAAGCACCTTGGTGACAATCTTTTAAAAGAATGCCGGGAAGGTGCACAGGCTTTGCTTGTATTGATTGGTATTGAAGAAGAACAAAAAGAAAAGACCCCCCACGCTAATAGAGAGCCTTTAACCTATAAATAAAGTCGAAAGGAAATCGGTTTAAAAAATAGGTCATATATAGTATAGCATACGGAAAAGAGGTTGTCAAACATGGAAAGCAGATTCTACACAGCTAAAGATATTGCCAACCTTTTAGGCGTAGGCGTTGGAAAAGGCTACTCGCTTATAAGGGAATGGAACAAAGAGCTTCAGCAAAAAGGCTATACAACTGCACAAGGAAGAGTGGTTAAAGCCTATGCTGATTTAAAGCTTGGTTTCGGAATTCAAAAGGAGGATGTATATGGTAACTAATGAACAGGTTAACGCCGTGTTAGCTCGCAGCGGACTTAGCATGGAAGGATTTGAAGCTTTCAGAAAAAGAAAGCACGGTGAGCATAAGCAGACGAAAGAGAACTGGTTGAAAGACTTTAAGACTTGCTCACACTGTACCAGGGATGGCAAATGTAAGTATCAGCACTACGGATACCACCAGGAAAAACAGGCTGTGCGTGAAGGTGATGTATTAAGCTATAACGTTAACAGCTTGTCGGTAAATATGCAAACATATCCTAAAGTTGGCAGTTATTGTGAATGCTGTCACTGGGATGCTGAAACTACTCTTAAGCTTCACAGCAGACTTGAAGAACTGGTTAAGGAAGGAAAGGTGATTTAAATGGAAATGAGCGAGAAAATCGACGCTTTGGCTGAAGCCTTAGCAAAGGCTCAGGGCGAAATGAAAAATGCTGTTAAAGGCTGTGATAATCCGTTTTTTAAAAGCAAATATGCGGATTTAGCGGAATGCCTGAACGTAACACGTGAGCCGCTTAGCAAGAACGGCTTAAGCATATTCCAGGCTAACGAAGGAATTGTAGAAAGCAGTAAACTTGCTGTTACTACAATGATCATGCACAGCAGCGGTCAGTTTATTAAGGTAACGAGCAGCTATCCTATTCAGAAAAATGATGCCCAGGGTTTTGGCAGTACACTGACATATGCTAGAAGATATAGCCTTGCAGCTGCTCTTGGACTTGCGCAAGAGGATGATGACGGAAATTCAGCCTGTGAACCGGAGCCGAAGCAAGAGTTAAGAGCAAAAAGCAAAGAGCAGAAGCCTAAAGCTCAACCGCAAGCTACCGGAGATAAATTTGTTAAGATTACCCCTCGAGGTGAGATTGTTGTAACTGTTGCTAATGGTCACGATAAGAACGGCAGACCGCTTGCTGCCTACAAAAACATTAAAGACTTGACTATCGAAGAGCTTGAAAAAATGGTTACAATTCCTCAATATGCGCTTGCTCATACAGCTATTAAGACCTTGCTTGAAGAAATGGGGCAGACAGCATGAGTAAGAAAAGTATTCTACAATCAGAAAAAGAGTGCTTTATGTGTGGTACAACACGTAACCTTGAACGTCATCACGTGATATTCGGAACAGCCGGAAGAAAGATTTCGGATAAGCTGGGTTTAACGATCTGGTTATGTTACGAACATCATAAAGGCAAGCTCGGACCTCATTTGGACAGGGAAACAGACTTGCGGTTAAGGCGATTTGCTCAAACCTGCTACGAAGATAAACATAGTAGGGAAGAATGGGTTGAAAAAATCGGAAGGAACTACTTATGAGAAAGAAAGCGCTCATGAAGTATGTAAGATTACTTAGACGGCAACCATTATGGAAGAAGTTATTGTAGGAGGGCAACATGGAGAGCTGGTTCAAGGTTAGTGCTGATGTATTCGACAGTGACAAGATTAAGATACTGCGTGCTGATACGAAGATTGGTGATAGCCTGGCATTAATGTGGTTTTTCCTGTTAGCTCTAGCTCGCAAAAAAAATGATGGTGGTTATGTATACGCTACCGAAGGTGTAGCGTATACACCTAAAACCTTAGCTGCTGTTGGTGGATTTAAACCTAAAATTGCAGAAGCTGCATTAGAAGTATTTCAGCAGTACAACATGATTGATATAGAGGATAACGGCTATATCTATATTGTAGGCTGGAGTGAGTATCAGAACGCCGAAGAGCTTTCAAAGCTTAAGGAGCGTGAACGCTGCAAGGAAGCAATGAGAGCTAAAAGACAGCGTGAGAAGCAATCCAAGACTTGTAACAATGATGTAACAAACACAGATGTTACGGAATGTTACGAAGATGTTACGTGTAACAAAAGCGTAACAAGTCAAGATGTTACACGTAACAATGATGTAACAAACGTAGATGTTACGGATAAGAATAAGAGTAAGAATAAGAAAGAGAATAAGAGTAAAAGTAACAACAACAACTTTAGTAGTGGTTGTTACGATAAAGATGCTGCCGTTACGTGTAACAGTTACGAAAATGTTACGAGCGATAATAATCCTGTCGGCTTTTGGAATCAAAATGTTACGCCGATAACACCATATATTGCAGAGCGGTTACAGGCTATTTCTGAGGAGCACGGCGAGCTAATAGCCATGCAAGCGGTAACAATAACAGCGCAGCAAGGCAAGAAGTCAATAGCCTATTGTGAGGGAGTTGCAAGAAACCTTGCGAGCGGTGACAATCAAAAGCCAAAGAAACCGCCGGATGATTTTAAACCGCCGGACGACCAAACAGACCTGGACAAATATTTTTAGTGAGGTGATAGCATGAATGCGAATGATGTTCAGAATTCGATTACGCTTGCTGTAAATCACATTGCTAAAAATGCTTCACAGCTTAATAAGCAAAACGAAAATGATTATTACGAAAACGGATTGCTTATGTGTGGTAAATGCCATACGCCGAAGCAATGCAGAGGTTTCTTGTTTGGCGTTGAACGAACTGTAACTTGTATCTGCAAGTGCAGAGCGGAAGAGCTTCAGGCAGAGCGTGAACGTGAGGAACATGAAAAGCGACTTGCTAGGGTGCAAGAGCTTAGAAAAGCTGGATTCCCGGAGCGTGAGCTTCAATCGCAGACTTTTAGCCATGATGACGGCGCAGACGAGCGGACGATGCGAGTAATGAAGAATTTTGTTGAGCACTACGATGATTTTCGCAGGATGCATAAAGGATTGCTGCTTTACGGAAATTCCGGAAGCGGAAAGACGTTCGCCGCTGCGTGCGTTGTCAATGCGCTGATTGACAAAGGCGTTGCTTGCTTAATGACTAATTTCGGCAGAGTGTTCAATACCTTGTGGGGCACGGAACAAAAGCAAGCATATCTTGACGGATTTAATCAATTTGAGTTGTTAGTGCTTGATGATTTAGGAGCAGAACGGCGCACGGAGTTTGCTCAGGAGCTGGTGTTCCAGATCATCGACAGCCGTTGCCGGAGCGGATTGCCTACAATCATTACAACAAATTTACCGATTGAAGCAATCAAAAAGCCGCAGACGATAACGGAAACAAGAATCTATGACCGCATTTTGCAGATGTGCCACCCGGTAGAGGTTACGCACGCAAGCAGACGCAGGAAGAAAGTTGCAGAAGGCTTTGCTGCTACCAACAAATTATTAGGATTATAGGAGGGAATTATGGACGCTAAAGAGCTTACAAGAATCACTGAAAGCGCAAATCGTGATAAAGATAAGAGATATTTTACGACAATAGTAAATTTCTATATCAATATGTATCATGACAGCGGTGAGGTTTATTATCTGTATAAAGCTATTGCCGAAATCAAAGCAAAAATCAAAAAAGAAGGCGGCGAAATTTTCTGCCAGGACAATCCGTTAAAGAGAAAGGAACAAAAAGCATGAACAAAATCATTTTATTAGGCAGACTAACAAAAGACCCGGAGGTAAGATACACTTCTACAAGCAAGGTTGTTGCTCAGTTCACTCTTGCTGTGGACAGACCTTATTCTAAAGACAAACAGCGTGAAGCGGACTTTATTCCTGTGGTTATCTGGGGTAAACAGGCTGAAATCTGTGGCAATTATCTTAGTAAGGGACAGCGTGTGTTAGTTGAAGGCAGACTGCAAATTCGCAGCTATGACGCTAAAGACGGTCAAAAGAAATATGTAACCGAGGTTATTGCAGAGCATTTTGAATTCATTGAGCGTAGAGAGCAAGGCGGCGAATCTCAGCATACACCGGGAGAAGAAAGCCAGGACTTCCAAGGTTTTGGCAGCGCAGTACCTTTTAATGAGGAAATTCCGTTTTAAGCGAGGTGCAGAATGAAGATTAAAGACGAAGTTAACCGCTTGCGTAAGCTGGCGTGGACTGAAATCGAATTAAAGAAAGATAATTTCAAGAAGATTTGCAGTGAATATTGCTTTTTGTACAAAACGATATATCACCAGACCTACAATCCTAGCATGAAGCTGATTAGCACGTGGGGAAGAAGCAAAGTGTATGTTGATAAGCTTGAATACATTGATGTGCTTCAGGACTTAGCTTATCTGCGTTACGCTTTCAGCAGAATGAAATTCAAGGGGTACAAGAAACATGAATCAGCTTAAAAGTATCCTCGTGGGCAAGCGTAGCAAGGCGAGCGGTTCGTTCTTTGAAAAGATGATTGACGCAGGCTGCCAGTATTACGAGGAACATGGCATTGCGAAAATTGAGAAACAGAGTGAGCCTGTACATTATATCCGCCCTTATGGAGCGCATGGACAGTTTATTGCCAATTATGCAAAGAAAAGCGGCGTTGACTACAAGGGGACTCTTAGAGGCGGTTTAGCGGTGTGCTTTGAAGCGAAGCATACCGACGGCGACAAGATGCTGCGAAGCAGACTTGAACCGCACCAGCTTGAATACCTAAAGGTTCATCATTTTTTAGGAGCAAGGTGCTTTATCCTGGTATCGTTTAATCTGACAGATTTTTACAACGTGCCGTTCCTTGTATGGGAGAATATGAAGTCGCTATATGGAAGGCAGTACCTGAAGCGTGATGATCTGGAAGAATACAGAATTAGTAATACAGGAAGAGTGTTAAAATTTCTGACTGTAACGGAGGGGCAACAGTGAAATATCTACTTGGAACAACAGCCGAAGGCAAGCAGTGCTGCCCTCATTGCAAGCAGGAAAAAATAAAGCTTGTCTACGGTGCAAAGATTGTAGACAGAAAAGGTGCTGTAAAATGGGCGTTTAGATGCTCATCGTGCTATGGCACTATTTGGCTAAAGTAAAGCGAAAGGAAGTCGGTTTAATGCAGAATAAGGATTGGAGCTATCTGCTAGGGCAGAAAATAGGTATGCTGACAGTGCTTGAAATTTATCCTCCAGGCGTTATCAGCATCAGACCTAAAAAGAAGGCTTCTGTTGCAAGATGCGTCTGCGAATGCGGCACTGAATGTTACAGAGATGTATCTAACCTTGCCCGGCGGCAAGGAATGAGCTGCGGAGGTAAGGAGTGTAAGCACAAAATCATGAGCCTTGCGCAAATAAGAAGGCAGGAAACAAACAAAAGCAAGGCTAAAGCTCAAAAGCCTGCCGAGAATTTTTCAAAAGATGAAGAGCCGATAATCACGAAAAAGCTGAAAAATAAATATGTTTGCCCTTTTCCGTTCCCCGGCTGTGTAAGAAGCGAGGTTTGCCACGTATGCTGCTGGGAATGTGACAAGGAATGTAAACAGTGCAGTAATAATCCACAACTGTGCGGAGCAAGGAGATTAAGATGAGAAGTGTTAAGGAGATTTTAGCAAACGAAAAGTTTCAAGCCGACAAGAGAAATGATTTTGCTTTTGAAGGCTTAGTATTGACAGGCTTCCTGCATCTGCCGGGAATCAAAAAGAGCTTACAGTGTGTTGTAGGCGTTGAGCCTGATCAGGACGGCAACCAATGGGAGCATGTAAGCGTGAAATTTTGCGGCACAACGAATAAAACGCCGTCATGGGAGGTTATGTGCCAGGTTAAAGACGTGTTCTGGTTGCCGGAAGAAGAAGTTCATCAGATTCATCCGAAGGAAAGTGAATATCTGCACGGCGTAGGCAGGATATACGATGTTTTGCACCTGTATCGTCCTGTAGGTGGCTGGAAGCAGAATCCGAACAGAGGTGAGAATAATGGCTAACTTTTCTTTAAAGACAAAGTTTTCCGTAGATGGTGAAAGTTATCTGCTGTCTACAGTTAAATTGCATTGGTGTTACAAGCCAAGTTATGAAACAATGCTCTTTAAATTTGACAGAAGAAATGGAGTAAGCTACAAAGATTTGTATTGTCAAAAATATTATACACAGCAAGAAGCTGAAGCAGGACACAAAGAATTGCTCTTGCGTGTTGAGCACGGAGAAAGGTTTTGGCGAACAATATGACTTGTAGGCATCAATATAAGGTGAATACCGCTAAATACAAAGGTCAGACAATTTATAACATCTCATGCCCAAAATGCGGACGGCGAACAGTATGGGTAGAAAACCTTGAGCTTGCGAAAGAATTTATGCGCTCATGTGATGAGCTGTTACTTGTCAAAAGAGGTGATTACAAATGATTAAAATATTAAATGCAATTATCGACATGATCACGGTTATATTAATCATCGGTATACCTGCTATGCTTGGCGCTTTGATAGGTGCTGCGATTGGGTGGTTAGTATGGATGTGGTAAAGCGTATAGAGAATACGAAGGAAATACATATGCAAGATAAAGAAAAGGCAATGCCAATAAAGGTAATCGTGATGAAGGCAAAAGTTGTAAAAAAGTATCTACACGAAACAGGACAGAAAGTGGCGTGTTACGAGCGTAATATGATTTACATCTGCCAAAACTGTAACGAGATGCTAGACACCGAATATCAAGAAATTGCAATTTGGAGTTACTGCCCTTATTGTGGGCAGAGATTATGGCGGTACAAATGGTAAAGCGTAGACAGCAAAAACTGAAATATTATCGTTACTGCTTGCGAAAAGCACATTCGCTGTTCCGGGCGAACGTTGTAGACTATGAAGTGCGTATGGAAATGAGGAAAAAATATGGTAAATAGAGATTTAGACGGAATTTATTTTAGAGTTAAACGTAACAATCGTTGGGAAAGCGTTTGCTTCTTGGACTTGACCGACGAAGAAATGGACAAGGTGCTGGAAGGACATAGCGTTCAATGGCTCAAAAGCACTTGCAAAATCCTGGGACACACCATTAGATGTATCGGTGATGAGCAAGACATTGTCGGCTGGCAAAAGGAGGAAGAGGAAGAGTAAATGCTAATTAAGGTTAATAGCAGAATGTGGGAAAATTTTAACTGCGTTAACAGTCTATCCTTACAACGCTGCATAAGAGGAACAGGAAAAGACGTTTATATTGTCAACATTTGCGTCGGTGAAAAAGAAATTCAATATAATCAATATGATTCCAAAGAAGAAGCAGAAAAAGCTATGGATGAACTCGCAGAAAAAATCAATGCAACGCAAGGAGCTAATAATGGATAAGCCGTTTATTTTAGATCCGTGCTGTGGAAGCAAGATGTTCTACCATGACAAAGAGAGCGACGCTGTTATGTTTTGTGACATACGAGAGCTGCATACAAAGCTCTGCGACGGAAGAGAATTACATATTCAGCCAGACAAGATAATTGATGTAACCAACATGGAGAATATAGCAGATGAAGCATTTAGATACATCATTTTTGACCCGCCACACCTGGTAAAAGTTGGCGAGAGCAGCTGGTTGGCACAGAAGTATGGGCAACTTCCGGTGCTATGGGAAGAGTGGATGACAAAGGCGTTTTCTGAGTGCTTTAGAGTGCTTAAACCTGGTGGGATGTTGCTGTTTAAATGGAGCGACGAGGACATTCCGCATAAGGAGGTGCTGAGGTGTGCGTTACCTTATCTTCCGCTTGTCGGAGATAAGCAAGGGAAAACACGTTGGACGTTTTTTGTAAAAATAGAGAGGTGATAATAATGACCGTCGAAGAGTTTTATAAATGGGCAGTCAAACATGACTGCGAAGGAATGGAAATAACAGTCAAATGCTATGACGAAAATGGTAAAGAAGATGAATGCTGGCTCATTAACGACCGGTGCATCGAAGAACGTCAAGGCAAGGAAGTGGTTATTAATTTGAGATAAAAGTTGAAAGGAAGCGGAGGTAGTAGCAGTGAGCAAAAATCTTATTCCAGCAGTCACTGAAATGCTGGGGCTAAAATTGAGAGAAAAATTTATAATTGACAGGTATAACGAAGTATATTTTTTCACCGAGGAAAATTTGGAAGTAAACAAGGCATATCCTCAAAATATACCATTACTTGCATCACCTGATGTGTTGGAAGCATTAATCAAGGGAGAATGCGAGATTATTAAAATTCCCTGGCTGCCGAATCGTGACGAAGATTATTGGACGTTTGGATTGTATTGTGATAAATCTTCAAAGCTGAAGTGGATTGCAACTAGGATGACTTGGAACGGCGAGCCTGACGATTATGCAGCCTATAAAGCTGGGTGGGTGTTCGCGACGCAAGATGATGCGGAAAAAGCATTGTCGAATGTAGCTAAAGAGCTAAAGACGCCATATATATTAAGGGGGCAATTAAATGGCTAAAAGATTATGTTGTGGTTTTCGTGGAAAAATTTATTATACCGATGTCAACGAAAAAGAAGGCATTATGGTAGGTCAAAGAGTAGAGGTTACAGATTCAGCCGTTGAAGCTGTTATGGAAAAGCTATGTTATATGGCTGAAAGCAAGAAACCGTTTGACGGCAAGGCTGAAATTGAAATCAACGGCTTTAAATTGAGCATTGACGGCACAGGCAATTCGTGGTTTATGAAAAATTACGGAGGTAAAGAAAATGAGTAAAAATTTAATTCCCCAAATTGCAAAGATGCTCGGCGTGGAGCTGGGCGAGGCATTTAAAGTCAAAGGCGATGATGAAACGACTTATATTTTCACTGACGACGGATTGAAATTAACCTATGATGGCGGTATTGGAATAGTCGAAATATCTTCTGACGTAGCCTTTGCTGCCTTGGTGAATGGCAAAGATGAAATTGTGAAGCTGCCGTGGAAGCCGAAGAAAGGCGATGTTTATTTTACCTTTGAGCTTTTGGGCGGTAAGTGGGTTGTTCGCTCGTTTTGGTGGGGCGGTTTTCCGAATGAGTATGCTTTACTTGACAAAGGCTGGATTTACCGCACGTGCGAAGAAGCGCAAGCTGCACTCCCTGCCGTGGCAAAGGAAATTGGCGTGGAGTATAAGCTTTAAAAGAGAAAACTGCAACATGTTGCAAAAATCTCTTGTAGCTGTTGCAAAAAACGCAACAACTCCCTTGAAAAAGTTGTAGTCGGGGACAAAAAGTCCCTTGAAAAAGTTTAGGAGGCAGAGGAAATGGAAGAAACGACGGTAACAGTAATGAATCGCTACACATGCTATCCGGTATCCGAATATATGTGCAACGAATGTGGCGATATATTTGTTGACTCAAATGACAATTATCAATATTGCCCTCACTGTGGCAGAAAAATTGTGGACGAAAAGGAGTGAAAAGAATGCTGATTAAGATTGGTAAAACGAAGTGGCTTAACGCAAATGATATAAGTTTTCTAAACATAGACTATAACGACAGGAAGCAAGTGTATGTAGTTAGAATCTGGGTAAATGACCGCTACTATGACTATTATGACTACTACAGAACATACGAAAAAGCCGTAAAAGCTTTGGACGAACTGGTAGAAAAAATCAACAATGCTGAAAGAACTGGCAGAAAAATTGTAGACAAGGAGTAAGAAAATGCTGATTAAGATTGGCGAAACGCAATGGATTAAAGCAAAGAAAATAAATGCGGTTAAAGTACATCAAAGAGACATCAAGAAACAGTGGGATGTTTGCGTGTATACAGACAGAGAGAAATGTGTCTATGGCACTTATGATACTAAGGATGAGGCCTTGCGACTTCTCGATTACTTGGCTTTAACTATAAACAAGTAAAAATAAATAACTAGCCCATGGGTGCGGCGGCTGGGTTGCCGAATGGCAGTAAGCGTTGCGAGAATTCCCACGCCGCCGCTTTTTATAAGTAATAAAACTTTTAATGCTTTTGACATTTAGGAGGTTTACAGTGATTAGCAAAGAGAGAATTAGACAAATGTTGGATATTGCAGACATTAAGACATCGGCACGGCTGATGTTACTTGTTGTCGAGATTGTTGAACTGCAGTCGGACTTAAAAGCGTTGGAATCGCTTGTACAGATGCAATATGATAGTCACGCAGTAGATGCTGCTAAAAATCATGTAAGGCAACAGCCTGAGTACATGGAGATTAACAACGAGCTAAAGAAAGCTACAGAAGCTGTAGCAAAGGCTATTAGCGACCCAGAAGCACGTTTGAGAGCTATGTTTAATGCTAAAATACGTGGAGATATGTAAATTGGAGCAGGAACGATGAAAATATTAAAATTCTCACCAATTAAGCGTGAGCAGGGCAGAACTACTTGCCATTGCTACAAAGAAACTAACATCTATGGTGGTAGCAAAAAGCCTATTAGTTTTACAGTCGACCCGGATACAAAAATCTGCTTCTGTAATCACTGCGGTAATATGGTTGAACCTATCGTTGTACTGGAGCTGATGTGTAACGATTGGCAAGAAATAGCAAAGGACTATGACAGAGCTAGGAAACAGACGTTAAGATGCTACGAGATTGGCACGAAGTTTCGACCTTATAAGCGTGTGCTAAAGATGTTGCAGGAACATATGGGGCGTAAGAATGATATGATGCCGATATGTCCGCATTGCCGGGAGAAAATAGATTTGGAAAAGTTAGCTAATGGCGTTTGGATAAGAAAGGTTGAAAAATGATGATTGATTACAAGAAAGCCGAACAGGCGAAAGAGCTGCTACAAGAATGCGGAGCATCTTTTATAATTGCCTATAATAACAGCAATAACGATGATGTTGTTTGTGCATCAGGTAATTATATTATCCTTAAAAGCTTAATCATTGGTACGATGGCGCAGGCAGCATTAGGTGTGCGTGGCAAATATGGTGAAGAAATGGCTATGCAAGAATTAATGAGCATGATGACAGAAGCGGCGAAATTAGTTCATTACAATAAGGAGTAAAAAAATGAAAGATGAAAAATTAATAGTCCTGCTGTTCGCGTTTAGGTACGCCGTGCATAGAATTCCCACACAGGCATTGCGTGAAATTCAAAACGAGCTGTTCGATAATCTCCATAAAATGCCAGATTGGATGTTGACGCAGATGGAAAGAGACATTGAATGGAATTTTGAATTAATGCAAAGCAGACTAGAGGAAACCGGAAGAATCGCTTTAGACGATGATTGCCGCTTTCAAAAGCCGCTGCTTGATGCAGTAAAAGCACAAAGAGCAAAGTTAGCAGAGATTGCCAGAGGTACAACCAATGGAAATATGCTTAATTGATATTGTCAGTTGCACACTGCTTGACGTAGCTGTTATGTGTGTAGCTTTATGGATGTTAAACAGGGAGTGGTAATTTGAAATATTTACATCTTGTTGCAAGTATTTGTATGGAAATTCTTGCTATTATGGGTACTATTGGAATCCTGGTTATAATCTGGAGAGATATTTTAGGAGGTTTTTAAGATGATTAAATTTTTACCGACGATTGACGCACCAGCGAACACGAAGCTTCCGCAACGTAGCACACAGTTTTCTGCTGGCTATGATTTTTACGCACCGACAGATATTTTTGTTCCAGCTGGCGGTGAAAGCGTACTTATTCCGCTGAACATCAAAGCTATTATGCCTGGCGATATGGTTCTGATGCTGTTCATCCGCAGCAGTCTTGCCGTTAAGTTCAATTTGTCGCTAGTTAACAGCGTAGGCATTATTGATAGCGATTATGCTAACAACCAGGACAATGATGGAAATATAGGTGTTAAATTCAGAAACAACGGCAGCGAAACCATCATCATCAGAGAAGGTGAACGCTGTGCACAGGGAATCTTCGTCCGTTACTGCGTAACCTCGGACGATGAAGCAAGTGCTGTTCGTGGTGGCGGTTATGGCTCAACAGGACGCTAAGATTTATCTTATTAGCTGGCGCAGTTTAATTTCGGGCGAGGTTGATTTTCACGACAGAGTGTTAGCTGCTTCGCCTAAAGAAGCTATAAAGATAGCTAGCAAAGGAGATTTTTCAGAACTTCTTGAGCTGTACGACCCGGAAGCAGAAGAAATGTAGGGAGTGTATAATATGCCAAAAAGAGAAAAAAGCATTGAAGAACAAATCAAAGAAGAAACAGCTATGCTTATAGACAGTTTTTTGCGGTGGGAACATATCCGGACCTATGGATGCCAAGACCCTTTTTATCCTGACGGCGAAAACATGAATTTAATAAGGAATCATATAATTTACGGAAAGAGCAGACTTGAAGAGCTGTGCACTGATATTCCTTTACCAGCGCAGTATTATATGCCGACACCTGATGAAGTTGACGCAAACTATATGGCTGCCGGCGGAAAGTATTACGATTACCGGATGAAAAAGCTTGCAGGATCATATCCCGGCATTACCACTAAAACACCGAATGATATAAGCAACCAACAAGAATTATTTTAGAGGTGCTACATGAAAACACCATGCAGAGGATGCACAGAAAGAAAAATAGGCTGCCACGCTACTTGTAATGCTTTTAGCGAATGGAAAATCCAGCAGTGTAAAATACTGAAAGCCATGTATCTTGAAACGCTTTCACCTACAGCTGGAGCAGTTGCCAGACACGAAAAATGGATAAAGGAGCATAAATAATGAATGTGTTTAAATCTCCATTTAGTTTTATCGGATTAAAAGATGATAAATACGTTATTGTCAAAGAAGCACCGAAGAATTCAAAAGATAGCTTTACAATGCCGCTCCCTGAGAATAACGTAAATCATCCAAAACACTACACCAAAGGCGGTATTGAGTGTATAGATGCTCTAAAGGCTGCTACCGTGGGCAAAACAGGAATTGAAGCTGTCTGCGTTGCCAACATCATCAAATATTTATGGCGTTACGAAGGAAAAAACGGCGTAGAAGATTGCCTAAAAGCAAAGTGGTATCTTGAACGCCTTATCAAAGAACTTAAATAACAGAAGGGAGTAAGCGCATGGAAGACATGACTGTAAACGAAAATCAAAGCACGATAACCGTTCCGCTGGCGTATTTCGAAGAACTTATCGAACGTGTGGCAGAACAGACCGCTAAAAAGACATCTAAAAAGCTGTGCGATGATTTATATAGTAAAGAAGCACAGCGGAGGGATTTTGACAAGCGACTATATAACGTGCGCTTACTGTTAAAGAATTACAGAAGCCTTCAGGAGCACGCTGCGTTAAAGACCAGCGAGATTGTCAATATCGACGATGAGCAGATTTCTGCTATCGAGATTCTTGATTCGTTCCAAAATCTGAAAAGCATGGGAGCTAATGAGCTAAAGCTTGAAAGCATTATAAGCTCAACGATGCGAACAAAGGTGCTAATAAATTACATGGATGACATGATAGCACTTTACAAGCAGACTAGGTATAACAGCGGCAAGCAGGAAGATTTGCGCCGGGCAGATGTGCTTGACGTGCTGTTCCTTAAACCTTGTCCGCCGGAAGCGTATGTTACTGATATAGTCGCAAGCCTTGCACAAAAATGGTCAGTGAGCGAAAGGCAGATATGGCGTGACACAAACGATGCCGTTGAGCAGCTAACCGCTTTACTGTTTGGCGTGGACGGCGTGAACCTGCTGGAAGATAAAAAGCGCAGAAGGGCAGCTCGCCTTGCTGAAGAAAAGAATATCAAAAATAATAAGAAAAACTCACCTTTTATAAAGAAAACTCTTTACAAAAGGTGAGTTTTATAGTATAATATAAGTGTAGGGAAGATAGAGTAACCTACAAGAAAGGAAGTCGTAAAAATGACACAAGAAGAATTAAAATTAGCATTAAGGGAAGCAGTGCTAGTTTGGTGCGACCTTAAAAAAATTGCAGAAAAATTTCCTAAAAGTAGCGTTGCTAGAAATAAAGCACAACGAAAATTGAATGAAGTTCAAGAGCTTGAAAAGATGCTCAAAGAAATCACAGAAGCTAAATAAAAGCTGATGACAAGGGCGATAGCCCTTGTAAAGCTGGCAGGCAGACAGTTCAAACCCTGTGCCTAAAGCTTAAACTTTAAGGAGGACTTAAAAATGAATTATCAAGAAAAACAAGAAATGAAAAAGCTTGCCTGTAAATGTCTGGAAAAATACTTCGGCTTTGCTCCGGCGATGAAACAGATTGTTCTGCTTGAAAGTGCAAGCAATGGATATACAGTTGATTATCTTCTGTTCAGCATCGGTTATAACGGAAGAGAATTTCAGCTCAGAAGAACCTGTTCCTGGGGTAAAGACACTGTGGAATATAAATATTGCCGCTACGATGTTACCATGATTGAACAATAGAAAGGAGTAGAACAACATGAAATTAAACTACAAACAGTTAACTTACATTGTAGGTGTGCTGAAAGAAGCAGAATGCAAAGCTTACCAAGAAAAACTAAACAAAGAGTTAGCTTTGGAAGAAGCTAAAAATGATTACTATGCATGGCTTGAGAATAATCCGAATGCTACAAGAGTAGAACAAGCCGATGTGTATGATGAAATTACTGAAGAAGCTGACGAGAGATACCAAAAAGCTGCTGATGCTTACTTGATGGCTCAAGACATTTATCAGGCATTTGCTGAAGGTGAAATTGAAATTTAAGGAGGAAGAACCAATGAAAGAACCTAAAGACATGACTAACGAAGAATTAAAGCAGGAAAACGCTAGGCTGATTAAGATTTACAACAACTCGCGCGACCCATGGCATCATCAATGTTTGAACGAGCACTTTGAAGAGCTGGAAGAAATTGCAGCGGAAAGAGGTATAGAGCTTTAAAAGCTGATGACAGGAGCTTAAGCTCCTGTAAAGCTACCGGGCAGAAGGTTCAAAGTCCTTGCCAATAGCTTTAGAAAGGAAGTCGATTTTATGAACTATGCAATTTTACTGAAAACTGTGGTTGATGCCAATGGCAAAACCAATTCTGTGGAGAAAGTGCCAATGATGGAGGTATTCCCAACTATTTCCCTTGAATCGATGTACAAGCTTTGCGAATGCGAGTTTGTTGATATTAAGGATATGCCGCTTCAATTAGTAGAATTTGACGGCGAGCTTGGAATCATCCCGGCAGTCACCCTGGTGTTCGATGAAGAATTTCTTCTGAAGAACGAAAAGCCTGTAGCCAATGAGCTTGCAAGTGTTATTTATGGTTACGGCAGATTACATGACCAATGCTTGTGCGGTAACGTGCTGCTGTGCTACACAAACGAGGAAGGCGAATGTATGCCGTTCAGCGAGGGTGAAGCGAACGCTATCGTGAAATGCTTGACAAGAATCAATAACCATATCGGAGATATGGAATTTAAGGTCCAAAAACCAATGATGAAATTTATGACTTTTTAGGAGGGATACATAATGTTGAAATACAAAGATTACTCAACCTTGGTCAACGAACAGCAAAAGGAATACGAAAGCTTTACTTGAAGCAAAGAAAGAATATCTTAAGAATTGCGAAGATTGGGTGTGATTAATGTGAGAACAAGACAACTTATAAAGTATGTACTGATGTTGGAAACGCTCCCTCTTGCCGGAGATGAGTTCCATGAACTCATGGCAAATACAAAACGCCGCCAAAAGAGAATCGATGCACTGCGTGAAAAGCTGCTGATGCCAGCAAGCTGCTATCCCTACAAACAGGCATAAATAAAAGAACCGGCGTACACCGAAAGGTGTGCGCTGGAAAAAAGATTGGAGTGAAAGTTATGTGTAAAGTAGCAGACAAAAGTTATAGAGAGTTATGCGAAGCGTTGCTGGGACAAGAAGCTTATAAGGTTTCCAAATTAACGGCACAGAAATTGTATCGCCTGGAAGATACAGACGAGCTGAAAGCATATGGTTTAGACAAACAGAAAGCAGAAGCTTTCTTGTGTGGTGTAGAGTTAGGCAAAAGAGCTTTCACCGAAACCAAAGCTGAGGAAAAAAGACACTGCTGTGATCCGCAAGACTTGGCTGAATTTATGATGCCGAAGTTGCGGTATCTGAATCATGAAGAGTTCTGGGTAATTGCAGCAGACAGCAAGAACAGAATTATTGAAGCAAGAGCTATACTGAAAGGAACGCTGACAAACTGTTGTGTTCATCCTAGAGAGATTTTCAAGTATGCCATCATGAAAAATGCTGCTGCAATCTTTGTAGCGCATAATCATCCTTCAGGTCTTGCAACACCTAGTGCTGACGATAAAAAGTTAACCAGGGATATTGTTAAAGCCGGGGCAATAATGGGAATACCTTGCTATGATCATATCATTATAGGTGACGGCAGTTATTACAGTTTCCAGGAAGATGAACAAATGTAAGGAGGAAAGAAAAATGAACGCTTATGAAATTATGTACGTTATGCGCCCAGAGCAGGAAATAGTCGAGGATGTTATCTTGAAGTTCAATGACTTAATAGCTTCTAATGGTGGTGTAGTTGAAAAGACAGAACGCTGGGGAGAAAGAAGGATGCCTTACGTGATTCAGGACTACGAGAACGGTATTTATGTCCTGGTTACGTTTCATGCAAGCAAGAAGTGTGTACTCGAGCTTCACAAAGCAATGGATATTACCGAAGAAGTGCTTCGGCACATGATTATTAGAAAGGGGGTGTGCTAATATGACACCTTTTGATAAATTTAAGGAAACTGCTGCGTTAGTTAATCTTTGGATAACAGAAGAAAAACCTAAAATTGAAAGATTCGGCTGCCGAAACTGCCAGTACGCTCATTCAATGCATGAAAGCTTTGACAGACTCTTTACAAACCAATACGGAGCTTGCAGCTGTTTGCCAAACTGGTGCACTCCGATAGCTCGCATTGATGAATGTCCTAAAAAGAATAATCCTAGAGCTGGCAAGCTTAGTTCGATTTGCAAAGTTAACACGGAGGTATAAAATGGCTAATATCTGTTTCAATGACATTACAATGGTTGGAGATAAGGCAATACTGCAAAGGCTGCAAGATGATATTGAACGTCACCTAAATGAAAATGATGGCAGCATTTATAGATACGGTAATGAGCTTTACCCTGGCAGTAACTATGAAGGGTGGTTCGACGATGTTGGAGAAGTAACCAAAGCCAACGAAGAAGAATATTTCTTGCGGTTTACCGTAGACACAAAATGGACCCCGGCAATGGACTTTTTCGTAAGACTGGCAAAAGATAAAGGCTTAAAGCTTTACTATTCTGCCGAAGAACCTGGCTGCGAGCTTTATCAAACGAATGATGTTAACGGTGAGTTCTACGACGAAAGATATGTCTTGTATTGCAGAGAGTGCGAGATAACCTATTATAGCTCAAAGGAAGATTTAGTTGACGGACTAGAGTTTCTGTTCAAAAGGCGAGGTTATAAGGTGTTTAATAAAGAAAGCGCAATGGAATGCAGCATTAAGGAGCTTGAAAAAATCGGCAGAATATTCCTGGTAGACGGAACCAACACATGGTTTGATATAGGAGAATTTGAAATAGTTCCTGCCGGGGAAGAAAGGTAGTGGTTAACGTGAAAACATTGTATTTTGAAGGTGCTGGCTTGGAAAAGGCAGAGCGCAGCATCAACACCATAGGCAACTGCCGTGTTAGAACAGCATTTCACCTTGATAACGGCAAGGGAGTTTATCTTGAAATTGTTTGCGGTGAAATGCTTGGCGAAAGAAAGAAGCTTTATGGCGGCTTGCAGTATGTAGGCTTCGTAGACTTCTTATTCTACATCACGGATGAAGAACCGAACGATGACTGCAATAAGTATAAATTGCCCGGTATGCGTAACACTCATTTTGCTTATGACTTCGATTCGATTCTTGCTTTTGTAAACAGCTTAGGAGCGTCATTTGATAATATATGTGTGCTGCCAAATCTCGCTGGATACAGGGTACATTCTGATGACAGAAAAAAGCGATACAACTATGCTGATGAGTTTACGCCAGACTGGGAAGCTGTTAGGAGAGCAGAAGAAATTTACGAGCACTTTTATAAGCTGGAGCAATCAGAAGGGAAGAAGTTCCCTAACTTCTCTCTTTACAATAACGAAAGCGACAAGACAAGGCTTTACCTGATCCGGCATTATAATGGCTATAATAAAAAATGGCTTATTGATGCGTCGAGTGATTCGTGGTTAAAAACTATAGTTGAGGTATCTTAACAAAAAGCCTGCGGGAAATCTCGCAGGCAATATTTTTATAAATAATTATGTTGATTATGTAAAGAGAACGCTGTATAATGATAAGAGATTAAAATACTTAAGGTGGTGCTACTATGATGATTGAAAACAAAATTAAAGTCTTAATCGCTTCTACAGGAAAAACCCAGGCTGCGTTAGCCAGAGAAATGGGCATTACTCCAATGTCATTAAACTACAAGGTAAGAAAATGCAAATCACTTAAGCTTCTGCTGGAGCTTGCAACCGCTTGTGACTTCGAGGTTGTTCTGCGCAAGCGTGACGGCAGTATCGAATATGAGGTAACAAGGGAAGATTTAGAGGAAGAAAATTAATATTTTATAAAGAAAACTCTTTACAAAAGCAGAGAATTATAGTATAATATAATTGTATGGAAGATATAAGAACTTACAAGAAAGGAAGTCAGTTCTAATGCTGGAAAAGAAAATTGCTGCTTTAAAAAATATGAGTAAAGAGGAATTAGTTGGTGAGTTTGAAAAAATTGTGCTGTATAATACGCAGCACCTGGAAGCTTGCTTGGGTAAATCTGGTCAGTATGAAGAAGCAATTAAGGCGGAAATTCTCAGCCGCATGAATTAAGGAGGGAGGAAATCATGAAGATAGGTCAAGTCGAGTTCACCTGGCGTGCACATCGTCAGGCGTGTGTTGTACAAATCGGCGGTGAACAAAGAGTTTTCCGCTTCAATAAGAAAACGACTCGTAAGGAGCTGTTTGCGAAAATTCGCTCCTTAATTGCAGAAGCAGCTGGTACTCAAAAGGTTTGCCAGCATTGTGGCAAGCATTACTTCGGTGTAAACTCTCACAACTTTTTGTGCGGTGACTGCGCTCAGCAAGCTGCTGACATCCATCGTGAAGGTGTTGGCAATATTAAAGAGTTTTCCTTAACGGAACCTTCGGCACGGATATTTGGTTTACCAAGTGCTATATGTTGGAGCTTACCGGCAAGAGAAAATTTATGGGATTTATCCCTCACTACACCGAACGGTTTAACCACGTTGAAACTGTGCTCGTCCCGCTGTGGCGCAATGAAAACGGTTACAGTCAGTATAAAGGTGATAATGCACAGCGTGTTTATGGCGTTATCACCAACACCGGCGAAGAAGACGATATTCTCGTTACCGCCGAAAACGGTGAATATCGATTTGAATGCAAAGGTTTTCAGAGCGACGATGTTTGTATAAACGGCGACGGCAATGCTTGCGTAAGAGTTCTGGAAAAACAACTTAAGCCAGCTGCTATTTTTGGCAATAAAACCGTTAAATATCGAAAAATGATAATTTGGGATGAGGATGAGTTATAATGATTAAAATTCATGTAGAGCGCAGACAATCAAAGCAATTGTTTTGGTGTCAAGCGTGCGATTCAAAACAAAGCAGAACCGTCACAATAAGCAGTAACGATGTACAAAGTTCGTCGCTCCATCTGTGCGACGACTGTTTAAAAGAGCTTGCTGATAAGATTCAGCAAGAGCTAAATACCACAAAAACGATTGTAGTTAGCAACATTACAATCGATGAAGAAAAGCTTATTAGAATGTATTTGGAGCAGTTTAGTAATATCGAAATCAACGATGACGACAACAAGTTAATAATAACTTATAGTGATGCTTTCGAGGGCAATTTAATAAATGAATATCTTGACTGCCTTGCGAAGGTTGTTAACATTAATGTTGAAAGGTAGAGAAAAAAATGAAGGAGTTTAAAAGGAAAAATATTGGTAATATATACGGCTTAAATATCTACATCGATGTATATTCTGATGAAAAAATAGGTTTCTACATAATGAGAATTTACGATGAAACAGAAAATATAAGCCAAGGTTCTGCATTCGCAGCGATTGATGGCGACAAAGCGTATATTCAAAAAAAAGCAATAGAAAAATTTAGAGCCATATTTGCAATCGTAAGTAAACAGATTTTAAAAAATATTGAATTTCGGGTTGAAAATTAATCAAAACAAAGGAAGTGATTTTGTGAAGTCAGGAGATATTGTCAGAGCGTATGGCACAGAAGGCAGCATAAAGAAAGTAGCGGCACTGTTTCGCGTTTCAGAGCAGAAAGTCAGAAAGGTTCTCATTGATGCCGGAGCATATGAAAGTGATATGTCCATACAGGTCAATGATTTGTATGAGCAAGGTTACAGCGTGGAGAACATAGCCGAAAAATTGCGTGTAAGCAAGAGCACTGTTTCAGCATATCTGCTATACACCAAAGGCGTGTATCTTGACGAAAATCCTTCCAGCAATGCTCTTAAGATAAGAAAGTGCAGAGCTAAAAATGGATAAGTCTTTAAATGAGCTGTTAAATAAATATATAGATGCTTACAGCAAAGGCGAGGATAGCTTAAGAGCGTTTTGGGAGCACGTTATAAGCATTGGAGCTTATGAGCAGATGCGACAGCTTGCTGTATACCAGAATGTTATTTTTAGCTACAAGAAAGACCAAACAAAGCCTGCCTGTAATGGCTACTGTGAAAAAGTCTACACAGCCGAAGATGCAGAGTTCGCCAGGGTACAAATAGAGCACCTTTTAAAATCATGTCAGTAAGGTGTCATTTACAAGGCAATTAAAGGAATGATATAATTAAGATGCAACAGTTGGATGATAAATCCTTCTCCTAAAAATATGTTGTGTACTCAAAAAGCCGCCTACAAATGTAGACGGCTTTTTAAATGCATAAAATATAACTAAATTTTTATAAAGAAAACTCTTTACGAAAATAGTGAATTGTAGTATAATATAAGTGCAGGGAAGATAAGAAAACCTACAAAATAAAGAGTGAAGGGATGACGTATAATAAGTTGCGCAAATTCAATTCAAAAAGATAGACATAGAGACTACCTTTGCTTACAATTAAGTTACCACACAAAACATGAAAGAAGGTAGAATCTATGTCTGGTAACATTATACAATTAAACGAGCAATTTATCCATAACGAACTTAAAACTATTGTGAAAAATAGTGTAGAAGAAACTCTCAATGCTCTTTTGGATGCAGAAGCTGACAAACTTGTACAAGCTGAACGCTACGCACGTGAGCAAACAAGAAAAGGTTATCGCGCCGGTCATTACGAAAGATCATTCTCTACTCAAGCTGGTGACGTTACTTTAAAAGTGCCTAAATTAAAAGGTCTTACTTTTGAGTCTGCTATTATTCAGCAGCAGAAGCTAGTTGATATTTAACGGTGAAGTGCACTAACCGCTAAACTTATATAACTAAACTTCTGCTAGGATGTCTGAAGAAATTTGCGCAAAACTATTGACAGTACCAGTGAAGGAAGTCGGTTAACATGAAAAATATTTTTGAAGAAGCTTATCAAAAGGAACTCCAAGCAATAGCTGCGTTTGATGCAGCAAAAAATGACGAAGAAAAAGAAAAAGCCAGAAAGCTTCATTATGAAGCCATTGCCAAAATAAATAACTTTAGCAAAAGTGCTATTCATATTTGGCGTGAATATCAAAGCTCCAGGGAGCATGGCAATCTCAATCTTAACCTTTCCGAGGTTATCTGGGATGAACAAGTACCTGAAATAGTGGCTTGCATGAAAGCAAACGGAATTGAAAGATTTACATTTTCAGCAACGTATACCGAAGCAATTAGAACTGCTTGGCTGTTCCAGCAAGAAGGTTACGTTCTTGAAGGATTTGTTGAAATCAACAGCAGATATACCGATGCTTATGGAGATAGCGAAAAAGTTCCTGCGTTGCAGTTTAGAGTAAAATAAAAGAAAGGCGGTACAAAAAAAGTACCGTCTTTTTATAATTATTTTTGAAAAAACACTTTACAAATAAACAAAAATGTAGTATAATATAAGTATAGAAAGGAGGTACAAAACGTGGATCAGAATTTAAAAGATGCTGCCGAAACGGTTTCACTTATATTAAGTTCCGTATTAACGGCTCTCCAAATACAGGAGAAGTTAAAGAAAAAGCAGCAAAAAAAGAAGCCCCCTGTAAATCGCAAGTCCAGAAAGCGTAAATAAGAGGGCGGCAGGTAGGACGAGCAATCGTCCTCCTGCCTATATTCTACCACGTTTTAACAAAAATGAAAATACTAATTTGGCTGTTCACTATTGGCATTGTAGTCGAAGCAGTAAGAAATTTTCCTCAAATGAGCCTGCATGAATGGGTGTTGTGGGCGCATGGCTTAGCTAGTGGAATTGTAATGTTGTATTGGTGGATAAGTAGGGGTTAACATGGAAAGTAAAAAATGGGGCGGTGTTCGCGAGGGAGCAGGCAGACCAAAAGGAAAGACTGCTGCTGGCGAACGCAAGGGACGCAATATTAGAGCGTTCGACGATGAATGGGAGCTTATAAAGCAGTTCGCAAAAATCGTCAAAACTGATCGTCAGCGAGCGGAAGAGTTGCTAAAATTATTATAGTTTTATTGGACAGTGTAAAAAAAGCACTGTCCTTTTTTATTGTAAAAAGATGGAGGTACATCATGGATTTAAGAAACAAAATTACATTAATGGCGTTATCAGACATTACGCCGTATGAAAACAACCCAAGAAACAACGAAGAAGCTGTTGAAAAGGTTGCTAACTCTATCAAAGAGTTTGGCTTCAATCAACCTATCGTAGTCGACAAAGATAATGTTATCATTGTAGGTCATACACGCTATCTTGCAGCACAGGAGTTAGGTTTAGCTGAAGCTCCGGTAATTGTTGCCGGGAACTTATCAGATGAGCAAGCAAGAGCTTATCGCCTGGCAGATAACAAAACAGGCGAACTTGCTGGCTGGAATTTTGAAAAGTTAGCATTAGAGCTGGAGCAAATCGAAGATATTGATATGGGCAATTTTGGTTTTGAAAATGCTGCTGACATAAAATGGGACGACGTTCCAGAGTTAGATGAGGAATCTTATAAAGAACCAAGCAAAGAAAAACTTGAGTGTCCAAAGTGTCATCATATCGCAGGGAAGGAGTTCTTTAAAAAGGTGGAAGGATGAAAATTTTTTTATCTTCGTTAGAAAACGGAATGTCATTAAAGGATTCTTGGTTACAAAATATCAAAAATATGCCGTTCCGCATGAAGTATAATTTAGTAGGCTCATTGTATAATGAAATTGCACACCTGAAAAATCGAATAAAAAATAGTCCATTGTGATACCTTTGTGTTAAGATTAAGTTGCTACACAAAAAACTAACTAAGGAGTAATCACAA